GATTAATATTTCATTTATCTTTTCAATAGCAACAGGGATTGCGGCTACAGGTGGTTTTATTTTTTCTATTGTTGTATTAGTTTTTGCTAGTATATCAGCAAATTTAGTTTGAACATTAGATGGAACACCAACTCCAACAGGCGCACCTAAAGGCATAGGAATTTGTTCTACAAGTAGGATAATATTTTCTAAAGTAAGTATTAATGTATCTAAAGTACTTGCTAAAGTTTCTAAAGTAGTTAAAGGTGTTGTAATAGTATTTAAAGCACCTTTTATTGTATTTACAGTTTGTATAGTTCCATTTAAAGCGGATTCAATTCCATTTAAAACCCCTTCAATTTGAACTCTTTGAGGTTCAGGAATAGGTGGAGCTAAATCTTTTGCAGTATTTAAAACTGCAGGTGTAAGTAAATTAGAAGGTAATACTCCTCCATTTAATATTTCTCGTACTGAAAAGGGCAATTCAATTGGAACTTGTTTTTCAACTTGAGTAGCGACAATATCTATTGCTTTATCTTTAAGAGTAAGTACAACTAAATCTAAATCAATACCACTTTTAGCAGCTGTTGTGACTGTGAATACTATTAACTTTTCAAAAGCCATTATTTAATTTTAGTTGTTTTAGATTTATAGGTTTCAATACTATTAAGCATTTGTGTTGCAACTTGAGTCATACTAGTTGCTGAAATGATAATAGCAGGGTTTGTTACAATAGATTCATTGAAGGGTGCAATATTAGGTAATGCTAATCCTAATGAAATTATTTGGGTAAGTAATTTACTTAAATCTTGAAAAAATTTATCACCTAATACAGCAGATTCAAATGCATCCCTATCACCTAATTTTATTACATTTGATTGTATTACTGTTTGAGGGGCATCTATATTAACATTGTTTATAGCATTTAAATTAATACTATTTTTAGAACTCATTAAAATTGAATCTGATTTAGTATTAAATAATAGCCTACCTGAATTTAAGATAATTTGTTCACCTGCGAATTGTTTTGGTTTAGTTGGAGCTAATTTATATGAACTATAAGATTTACTTGAAACTTCAATAGGAATAGCCTGTGTTGAAGTCATATAAATTGAAGAACCTTCTTTGTTAATATCTTCTACTTGAGGTATCCAAGCATCTTTACCATCATCATATTGTGAATTTCTTAAAATGGTTAACGGATCTCCATTTTGACCTGTTCTAGACCATGGGTTTGATATTGGAGAATTATTAACAGTTGAACCAAATCTTAAACTTTGTCCCCATCTACCTTCATAAAATATATCACCTTCAAATGGTTGAAGATTTTTTATATCTAATTTTTCTACAAATGTATCTCCTAATTCAATTTCAGAACTACCATCAGTTACTCTTCTTACAGCACCTGCTTCAGTTTGTTCATAATCTTGTTGTTGTGATGGTGGTAATGAATTACCATTAATAGGATCTGGGATAGCATTATGATGAACACTATTCCATATATTTACAGGTTGAAAATAATAGTATGAAACATCGTTTACATCTCCTTGAATATCACTATTTGGGAGAGGTAATATATAAACTATCTCATTTTCTAATGGAAATATTTTATTATTTGGAAATAAAGGTTTAGCAAAATTATCTGAAGTAAAATTTGGAGATGGGTTTGGGTTATTTATTTTTTGGAAAAACAAAGATCCAATAGCGGACCATTCCCCAAATTCTTTAAATACAGTTGGTTCAGTTTTATCATCTAAAATAGTATACCGAACTCTAGCCCCAAATATTCCAGATGGGGAAGATTTAACTGAGGGGGTGGGTGATAATGAAGCAAGACCTGTTACCTGTTTAGCCATTATTTTTTCTTTTTACCCTGCAAATCTTCTATTGTTTCAAGTAGTTGTTGTTTTTCTTCNTCTGAAATACCAAAACTACCATCATCTTTTTGTCCTGTNTTTAATGCACGTTGAACAATAGTTGCCATTTTAATTAATTGTTCATCATTTTTTACACCTATCTCCATATATTCTTTTATTAAAGGAACGATAAGTGTAGCATCACCTATTTCGTTAATTAAAGGTTTTAACTCTGAAATTAGGGCTGTTACTTGTGTTTCTTTCTTCTTTTGGTTGTTATAAATTTCCTCTAAAATGTCAGAGAATTTTTTATTTCCAAATACTACTGAATCTAATTGTCCCATAGTTTTTGTTATAAATATATTTAAATAAACCTTTTAAGACGGAAATGACCCTTGATCTAGNTAATATAGATACTTTTCTTTAAAAATATCATATAAGACATTAGCTATTTTGGTTATTTTTGGAGTTTTTACATCTATTTGTTCTCTAATATAAATGTAAAGTGCTTTTTTATTGAACACATCAATAACATCTCGTTTCCTAAATAACTCTAAAATAGCATCAGCAATTTGAGCATCGTATTTTTTAGGGAATATTTCAAATATATGTTTAGTACAATAATCTACATATTGGTCCATAAACCAAGATAATTTATCCTGGTATTTGTATCCTTGCATTCCTAATTCATCTTCCTTATCAAAATCCTCATTTTCAATTATATTGTTAACTTCTTTATCCATTCGTTTTGGAATAATAAAATCAGGATCTGAAGTATTTAAATTGGAATAGTTTGAAAGGTCTGCAATAGGAATATTGTTGATTTGTTTTTTATAATTTTTTTGGTTATAAACTATTAACCAACGTTTTACTATAGTACCAAAATATGAATATGCCTTAGCTCCTTTACTCGGATCAAATAAATGGATTTTAGATAGAAGAAATACCATTATTTCATGTTGTAAATCTTCTAAATTATCTACTCCATCAGTATAATAAAACTTAAAGGTATGAATAATATTTTCTGTAAGTTTATAAAAGGGCCAATGTATAAATTCAGCGTATAACCTACTACGTTCTTCCTCGTCAGTAGAATTATTATATTTTACAATTGCTTCTTCTGTTGCTTTTGTAAAATATCTTCGCTTTTGAGGTTTACTCTTATGTTTCTTTATAATATGGTCCATGAAATATTTAAGATTTTTTCAACTTAAAATCATTCAAGATGTCTTGAATTTTTTTAATCTGATCGAAGAAAAAACCTACTTCATCATCTGAACGAAAAGAACCTTTATAATCGATTTTTTTAAGCATTTCATCTGATGTTTCTATAACCTTTGAAATTTTATCTAAGTAAATAAGATAACTTACTACGATATCTTCTGCGTTTTCATTTTTACGTAGTAAATTAAAAGTTGTGTATCCTAAGATAACAACTAAAACTGATAGTATTGAAATTATTATTGTAATAATCATAGATTATCTAATATATTTTTTAAGCCTTCACTTTTGATAGACCCAAGTGCTTTGGATTTTACAGAAGTATTAGATTTTTTCTTTGTGTTACTATCTAATATAAAATTCTTTTCTGGGGTAGCCAAATCTCCTTTGAATTTAGGTAACCATTCTCTTTCAAACTCAATCCTAGCCGCCATTAAATCTGCCTGGTGTAAGATAAATGGAAGTGAAGTTCTTGGTTTTTGTTCTGGGAGATATGTAAATAAATATTTTTTATTCCCTTCATCATATAAACCATCGTGAGTTTGGATAGCTAACATTTCATTGAAAGTATATTTAATATCATGAGATTGAAGCATAAACAAACCTCTATCGGGAACTGAAGCAAATGGGATTTTATTATTAAACGTATAATCTTCCCCTAATTTCTCTCTTCTCCATTTATCAGTCTGGGGAATATATGATTCATTGTCTTCATCTCCCATTTTACCTAAATCATGGTTTATAGCAGAAAATACTAATTCTTCTTTAGTATAAGTAGAAGTATCTACTCCCATCTCAATCCAGATATCATTTAATTTAAGGGCACAATCTACTACTCTTAAAACATGATCTACATATCCTCCAGGAAAAGCATTATGATATTCTTTTTTATGAGCAGCAGGCATCATCATAATACGATCAGAATATTTAGAGTAAAAATCTAGTAATTGAGAGCGACGAGGTTCTTTAATAAAAACTTTAATAGTCTCTTCTAAATCTATCCAATTTTGTTGGATTTGTTCGGCTGTTAAATTCATAACTTATTTATTTTATTTTATCCGTTTCTAAGAGGATCTAAATTTCTTTCTATTAAGGATTTAAGATCGGCTAACAAATCCTCCATGTTTTTTAACTCGTCTTGAAATTCCTTAACACTTGATTGACGACTTAATAAGAATTTAAGAATTTTAATCTTAGATTCCATTTGATCAAATCGTTTATCTATTAATTGTGGATTACGCATATATTTTATATTTATTAATGTTTATAATATTTTAATATATTGGAACATTTATCCCCCATATCCCAATCATCTCATTCCCCATCTCTCATCCATCACCAACCTAACTTCCTTATTCTTTCAAACCCCTGTATATTGAATATATAAACCAAAATCTGGGTAGCCAAANTTATTTTGAAAACTCTTGAGATTTGTCTAAAACTTGTTTTAAAAGTGCACATTTTTCATACTCTTCCAATTGCTCAAAAAACGATATTCCTAACTTAAGTGAAATATCTAAATATTCATCACAATACTTTTCAATAGCAGATATATGATCTTTATGGTTTATATCTATATTTTTAATATAACTCCAGGCTCTGTTATAGGTTACAAATTCACCTGCTTCTTTTACCTCTTCAATATCTAATTCTTTATTTGCTTCTTCAAAAAATTTAGTGATTTTTTTGTTAAAATTAACATGGTTTAATATTAATTTTTTATACATTCCAATCCAGTAAATTGGTGTATTTTTGAAATCAAAAAAAACAGTATCTCCTCCATTATCTAATTCATCATTAGATGTAAAAAGACCAAAAATATTTTCTATATTGATACTCATTGTTTGGGTATAAATAATATGGAAATATACAAATTATACCTTTTCCATCCAAACTAGTGTTAAAAATAAAAACTTTTCTGTGATATTGTTTGGCTACCTGAAATATTGTTCATATCTTTATGGTATGAAAGAAAATGATAAAATTAAAATGTTAGAAAACCAATTAAAATTTCACATTGAAATGGGGAATAAAGGTATGGTGAGTATTTTAGAAGACAAAATTAAAAAATTAAAAAAATAAAAGTTATGGAAAGAAGAGGTAGACCTAAACAAACTGAAGATGTTAAAATTTCAAAATATGAACAAACCATATTTGAATTTACAAACCCAGAATACAGAGATAAAGGTTATAAATCGGTTTGGAGCTTTGATGATAAAAAATCAATTAGTGGTGCTTATAAAGTAGAACATCATTTTCCTAAAGGTGTAAAAACACCAAAACCCAAAATCGAAAAAGGGAGAAACTACCATAAAAGAACACCTGTTGTATTAGTATTCAAAACATCAGATCGTTCAAATGCTAAAACTAAAATGAAAGTTTTCAGAAACGAAAATATTGATTATGTTTTAACCGCACCAAAATTAGTAGGTGTTCCTGAAAAAGCAGTTGTAATGGATTGTGGAGTAGGTGAAAAATTCATAGAACAATATAAATTGAAATATAATTTATAA